TCTATAAAGCCAATATTCTGCATTACGTTACCATTTACTGGACTTGTTGCAGAGTCAGAATCAGATACCATAACAATTCCGTTTTCTGAGTCCCAAAATACATTTTCAATTTCTGTTTTTGATAGATAACCATCAACTACGTTTTGACCATTAATTTTTTCAATAGAAACTATATTAGCAAATTGATTTGCTGGATTATCCACAAGAGAAAGTTCTGACAATTCATAAGTTTTAATTACACGAATTGTTTTGTCTATTTTCTCATCGTAAGCGTCATCCCACTCTTTGATGTTTCCACCAATTGAAAAACCAGTGTAGGTTCCGTCTAAAACTTTTTCCCATGCATTTTGTGCACCTTTTGAAACATAAGCAGAAACATAAACTCCGCTATAAAACTTTTTAGTACTTGGATCAAAATACTTGTCTTCTTTAAAAGAAACAATTTTGCCAACAGCACTTGGTTGGTGCATTTCACGTAAGTTGCCACGGAAATTTTTAAAAGCAGTTATACTAGATTCTGTTGTTACAATGTCATTTTGACGGTCAACGTTATCAAGAGTTGCAAAACCAGACACCATACGGCGTTCAACGTCTATCTTTCCGATGGGCATTGAAAGGCGAACATTGTCACCTTTAGTTTCCCAATGAGCCTTATTTGTTAACATAACGTTATAATTATAGCACCGCTTTAAAGAAGTTTCTCAATTATTGAGACGATCTACCTTCACCCTGTGCATTTCGTCCAGATATTGTAGTTGGTGAATCAGAATTGTTATTTGTTCTTTCTGAATCTCTTTGACGATCCCCTGCCAAATTTGCTCTAGCATCAGTTGCTTGTCTTGGAGACATAACAAATGGTTGATCTCCATCTGCTCTTAGTGGCAAGTCTAACGCTTCACGAGCCTCATTTGGAGTCATGACCTGAGTCTTTACATATCTTTCAAGAATTTGAGATTGTGCAATTTCATCAGTCAGAGTTAGTTCATTAAACTTAAGTTCAAGAATGTCTGTCTTTTCTCTGATAATCTTGTTTACAACCTTCTCTAAATGTCTTTGTGCTGGACGAGATACCTGCTCTTTAAATGTACGGTCTTGAGAAAGTGCTGCTGCAATACCTGCAGAATCTGCACCACCTAGTTTTGAAATAGGAACTTGATGAGCAATCAGAATATCATCACGGTTTTGTTTACGATACTCTTTAAATGAGCCATCTTGGATACCGTTTTCAATTGGTTCCATCTTAAACTCAACCTTATTTCCCTCTGTATCTCCAGGAAGCGGGATATAAAGAGTTCTATGTGACTGAGCCTTAAGTCCAGTTTGTAAGAATCTAAACATTTTATCTTCAGCATCACCTGAAAGTTTTGCACCCTTTAAGGTTACAACGTATCTTGGAACAGCCTTGTTTTCAAAATAGTCAATATTATATTGAGATGCAAGTTGATCTCCGATAAGGGATGGCATTGCTGCAATAATATCTGGAATACCATAAAATGTGTTTAAAGGTGAGTATTCTTTTAAATGAATAATCTCATTGGGACGTGGATCTGTTCCCATAGGGTTTGCATTCTTTGCCCCAAAGTTTCTGAAGTAAACTACCTTTTGACCAATAATCTGCACAAAACCATCACGCAAGCGTCGTATACGAACGGTAGTTGCTGGAATATGTCCAACATAACCAATCTCTCCAGCAGTTGTTCTACCTACTTCAATAAATCCATTACCTGTTGCCTGAAGGTCTGTGTAAACCTTTTCCATTGTTTTTGTAAAACTATCATCATCATTTAAATTTTCTAGCCAATCACGTAGTTGAATCTTGGCTCTTTCAATACGATTACGAGCACGGTCTACCGCACTTGCATCTTCATTCATTTCAAACCTTAACAGCGTTCTATCTGAAATATCAAAGCGATATCCCAAACCTACAACGTTTTCTACCTTGGCATCAATAGCAGCATGATTAGCGAATGATGTGTCATAGAAGTTGGCTAACTCATACATGTTATACGGAGGAGTGATTACGTCAAATAGTCCGTAACCATTTCTGTATACCGTGCCAGGATTGATTTGTTTTGATCCAGCATTCACTCCAGATGGTGTTGCGTTTGCTGCATCTAAGTAAGCAGCGTTAAATTCTGGGGCAGCATACTTTGTTAAATTGCGTGTTGTTCTACGACGAAAGTTTTGATCAAGTCCAACGTAATCTTTTAAAACATCCCAACTTTTATTAAATGGATCGTGTGATTTAAAAATATTGTCTTCTTTTTCTTCTGTATTAAGACTTGCACGGATATACTGTTCTTCACTCATCCATTGCCCCTCTTCCATGCTTCTCTAATGTTTGTTGTGCTGCATGCCAAGCACCTAAGTCATTCATTGAAGGAATTAATCCTTCTTTTAATCTTGCCTTTTGCTCGGAATATTCTTCTTCACTAACCTGCGTTAGCCCTGGAACAAATACAGCCTTACCAAGTCCATCATCTCCGTGGTGCATTGCAACTTTTTTTAATTCTGCAATTTTTGAAAGATCTCCACGGTCGGACGGTATATTTAAAACTGAGCCTTCTTCATCTGTAAACCATTTACCAGTAGATGTCTTATATACGTAAAGACCCCAGTCATAATGCTTATCTATTACCTGACGACGTACATTTTTAACATAAGGTTTACCAGTTTTTGGGTTAATTAAAGATTCCATAACCATAAGTATATCAGACTATACAGGTGTGGAGACGTTCGTTGACCATTCAGTATCTGCATATACATTTAATTTTTCAGGTTGATAAACTAGGCCTTCTCCGTCATCAACGATTATCTTATTTGTGCCTATATATGTTTTATAAATATCTGATGGATTAATACCATAGAACTCTGATGATCCTATTACTAACATACCGTCCCAAGTAAAGTTATTAAACCAGAACTGCCAATCATTTGTTGTGATACCGTCTGTTAATACCTGGAACCAAGGCCTAAATCTTCTGCTTTCAACCTCTTGTAGGCTGTTTGCCTGATAATATGCAATGTTATTAAATAATATTGGCCCCGTCAAATTTATGCTTCCAAGGTATGAGTTGTAAACAAGAGAGGTTAAAAATGCTACACCTATAGATGACCACTCTTTAAGAGATAGGACTGGCTCTCTTACTAGGCTACCATTTAAATAAAATCCAACACCATTATAAGGTATACCGTTTTGATTTAAAACAAATATTCTACCTCTATCTAAATCAGTGCTGTTTGCCTGTAGGTAAAACTTTAGAGTTCCACTCTTATGGTTAATTTCAAAAATCTCTGTTGCTGTTGCTGGAAACGCATCTTGATCATATCTTAGCCACAGTTGCATAGCGCTTACTTTATAGTTAGTTGCTAGTTCCTTGTTAATTGGAAGATTTAACCCACGATTTTCTAGAATATTTATTTCGCCACGAACTTCAATTCCAGATGTTTTTGTCAGGTATAGGTACGGAGTGCTTTCTTTATATATACTAAATGGATTCTTAGACTTGTAGTCAAAATAAATACCATTCTTTTTATATGGAAATAGGTCTACTCCAAACCTTGTTCCTACTGGATTAAAGGAGTTATCATTAAATGCTTGAGAAGCCAACTGTAATTTGTTTAATAGAATTGGCTTAGTTAAAACTCCACGACTATTAAATTCAAGACTATAGACAATTGCAAGTCTATTAAAATCTACCGTCTTAATTGGATAAATTAATGTATTATTTAAAATTTCAAATCTTGTTGTTTCCCAGTCTTCGTAATTATTTAAGTCAAGGACTTTATACTCATCTGGTTTTTCTTCATTAGCAAAAGATGTAGGAACGTTTGCACCGTCTGCAACATACTGAAATGTCACATAACTTTTTATTTGTGCGCCATCTGTATTGTAATAAGAAGATGTCGTTCCAGATTCTTGCTGTAAAGTTGTTGTTGTTGGATATCCTAAATTAAATTGTAAAAAGTCTATCTCATAAAATTGTTCACCACTATTATTTTTTACAAATTGAGCAAAGTAGGAAAGTGGCAGATAGTCTTGCCAATACCCCGCAACGCCTATGTCTAAGAAATATTTTTCATATGCCTCTGATGGAAGAATTGTATAACTGGCTGTGTGATCAATTAATTGCTGACCCTTGTCTAATTCAATAAATCCATTTGTATCAATATAGGTTGTTATTTTTGTAGAATTTAATGTTGTTCCTAGCCCAATAGAATAAAGTCTTCCTGTAAAGGTATAGTCCCCAGAATCATCTCCACAGACATACATTTTTAATGAACTTTGATTTCCAAAAAATGAACTTACGTTGCTGCCAAATTTTTCTGATAATGTTTTTATATTAAATCCAACTGCAAAAAGGCTATTAGCGGTTATTGCCGTAGAAGTAAATAACAATTGTGTAGTTCCGTTATAGGTTAAGGAATATTTGATTAAATTTCCGTCTTTAAGAATTGTAAAATAGTTATTGTTTGATGGATTATATATTTTAAATAGTATTTCGTCTGATGCTAGGTTATGAGAACTAAAGACGCCATAACAACTCTCAACTTCACTTGACAATAAGTTAAATCTTGAAAAATTAATGTATGACTCAATAGAGTTCCATGTATTGTTTGGTCTAAAAGACAAAAACTTATCGGTAATAACAGGGCCAGACTCATTGTCTTGTACATCTTTGTTGTCATCATATAGGTCTTGTAATGTCTTTGTTCCTAAAAATATTTCTGGTAAAGCATACTCAGGTGTTCTTAAACTTGTTTGACTAGTTGATAGGTTATCAAAACTTCCTTGATCCCAGCCAGCAAAATCTGGATAATTATAATTAGAAGTATAATCTGCAAATGGATAATCTATAAAAGCAGTTGTTCCTCCATATGATGAGTTTATTCCTTCCGCAGAAACAACTCCTTGGCCGTAGACCCATCTGCGCTTTGCAACTGTAACTGGAACTTGATAAGAATATATAGCAACACAGTCAATTTCAAAAGGATAAACGTTATTGCTTGCATAGAATCCTACCCAGTCTTGACTGTCTCCGCTGTTGTCAAGTTCTGCTGGAAGAGTCAAATTTGCGGTATCTAAAGATAACGATAGAACTTCTTCGCCATTAACCAATAAAGATGCAGAATCTCTAATTAAACGAATGTGAATAAGCATTGGTCTAAACCACTCACCAACGAAATGTGATGCAAATTGATCACCAATAACCAATGTTAAAAATCCATCTTCAACATACAAACCATCTTCTGATGCTATCGGTCCAAATATTTTAAATGGCGTAGATGTGTTTACTGCTATTCTTGCCCAGAATTCAATTGTATAATCGTTATACTGCCCTTTTTTATTTAAAAATCCTTTGCCTGGAAGTATTAGGGATGCATCAGTATTTGGTTCTAATCGTGTCACTCCGCTTGCACCATAAACTAAAGGAATGCCTGCATTTTTACATTTTAAGCCACCCTCAGTAATGTAGTATCCAGAGTCTTCTGCAATTCCGTATGCTTGTGCTTCTACCGCATCATAACCACCGTAAATGCTTATACTTGTCGGAACTGTTGTTTCGGTTATTCCATTTAAAGAATAAGTATTGAATTCTTCATTCCACTGACCCAAGGTAATACCATTTATATAAAATTCGTTATCTGCTGATGTTGTTGACCCCTCAAAAACTTTAATCTTAATTACAAGTCTTAGTTGTGCAGAAACATTTGGAATTTCAAAAGTTTCAGAAATAAAACCCCATTTTTGATAAAGTGTGCTGGTAAAAGTTTTTAAATTTTGAACTATTGTTGATGTTGCTGGATCTGTGTATTCATAGCCTATTGAAACCGTTTGTAAAAATAAACTGTTTGAATAAAAATATGATCCAACAGTAAATGTTCCAAGGTCTGCAAGAGTATTAAAGTTAAGAATATTGGGGCTAATTATTGATGCTTCAAGGCTTTCTGATACTGGAACATTAACTCTAACTCTGTTTAAATGACTATCTGGAAATGGCTCCGTTAGATTTTCAGAAGATGCTGCAAGAGTAGCGCTTGTTGGTGTCCATAAGGTTGTAAGGTTGCGCTGTCCTTCAGATATTAAACTTTTATAATCTAGTTTATCATCTAATGCCCACAGAACAAGCGGATGCTCTGAATATACCTTTTCTGCATACAAGTTTGATGGATTAGACATTTTTCTCCTATAACCTTATTATAGCAGGATGAAACTAATTTTTAGGAACCCATAACTTTTCATTACCCTTGTTGTGATATCTTGCCATTACGAACAACAAGTCTGAAAGCCTGTTTAAATATTTTGGAATGTTTATATTTATACCCTCAATTTTCCAAACCTCACGCTCTGCCCTTCTCACAATAGTTCTTGCGTTATGCAAGGGACCTGTAGGTAAAACAAAAGAACGCAATGGCTCTAAATATTCATTATAGTCATCAATTACATTCTCTAAATATGTAATTCTTTCTTCTGATATTGTTATGGTTGGAGCGCCAGAAAGTTCTGCACCAAGATCAAATAAGTCACTTTGGATTCTGTCTATGATGTCATTATGATATTCCGTCGCCATTCCAATAGCGGAGTTGGCTTCATCTACTGCACCTATTGCTTCAATTAAAGAACTGCTTTTGTCTATTCTTTCATTTGTAGCGGTAGAGGTTTTTCCATCATCGCCAGTCTTTGTATAAATACGAGTTAGGTGAACCATTAGTGTCCTGTCAAAGAGCGCCAGATATCAACTGTAATACTGTTGGCTATATAAAGTCCAACCAAATTTATAACCAATTGAAATGCGTACTCAATTTTAGTAGGTTTCTTTTTTTGTAACGAAAACTCTATAACATTATTTAATTCTTTATAGGCTAATCTCATGGAAATATTAACTCTCCTTTAGGACCAGTCCAAACCAATCCAACTGAGTCTCCTATATTTAAATATTGTTGATCTATGGCAAGTTGTCCCCAACCCCACTCATTACGTGGAAATGGAATAACTTGTTTTTCTTTAATAATAATTGCCCAATACGCTTCTGCGGGTGGCATAACTTCACAAGACTCTGCCTTTTCATCTGGCAAACCATTAACTCTACAAACCACACCGAGTCCATACTTTTTAGTACCTTCTATTTTAAGGTTGGCTTGTTTTAAAACATCTAAAGCAAGAATGCTGCTAGATGATTCTACACATTTTTCTAACTTTGTTTGATTATCTAAAACTCCATAATCAACATAAAGATTTATACAGTTGTCATCTGGTTTGTTTATAACAAACAGTGTTGCTCCAACTGCTATAAAAATTGCTAATGATGCTAGTATTTTTTTCATTTTATCTCCCTTAGTATAATTTTATCTCACAAGCGTCTGTACTGCAATAGGCTTCACCTTGTGCTTCTAAATTTTCTACTCCATCATAGATAGCAGACCAGTCAATCTTTGCAATTTTGCCTACGTAAGAATTGTATTCTTCTCTTGTAATATTGCTATATGGTTGCTGAGGGAATGTTTGGTTACCCATTGGTAAAAATGAAACAGCCTTTAGTTCACCCTCATAAAGATGAAGTGCTGGAGCAATATGCTTTTTCTCTGTTTCCTTATCAAATGATAAAGTTACAGATACTCCATTGTCAGACCAATACTTTTGAGCGGTAGCAGCCAAACCAATCTTTTCAAAAAGACTTACATCTTTTTCAGAACGAGGATGTCCAGACGCTACTGGAAAATATACTACTGAGGTATTGGCAGATACTAAGTCTGCTTCAACTTTATACCCTGCTGCTTTAAATAAATGTAGCATTGGATCTGTATTTCCAAACCTTATAGCACGTAAATAAAATGCTCCTCCTGGACCCCAATGAACTCCTGGTGTTGCCCCAGATAGTAACGATACAGAACCTGAAGGTTTGACGGTAGTTACACGAATTGATTCACGTACACATAGCCATTCTGAGTATTTTTTGTCATACCCGCGAATTTTATTATATCCAGAATCCATCCAATCACGAAGTGCTGGCATTCCCTTTGTATCAGCAAATGATGCAATACCAGTTAAAGATGTTCCAATGCGACGATTACGTTGCATAATTCCATTTGTGGTTTGCCAATGGGTTGGCATAAGAGTAACAGTCTTGCCATATAGATATGCAAACTTTAATGTACGAAGAAAGTCTTCTCTATCGTCATGACGATTTAAATGAACTTCTACTAGTGTACACAATTCATAAGACTCTAATGGTTGTTCTGCACATGGATTAAAGCCCATTACACGATAGTCTTTACCATCTGCTGCATCTGCTAGTCTTCCGTAATTACGAGCAACGTCTAACCAAATGAATCCTGGCTCTCCATTGTCTGCAATTAAATCAACATAGTCTTCATAGTTTGTTCCAACCTCTGCAGCAATAGAGTTATTAGACATCCAAGCCCATCCTGGATTTTTTGGATCATATGAGTTACGTTCTGGAAAAACCTCTGCATTTTTTAAATTACTAAAGTCTTTATCTTCAGGATTACCCAAAGCGAGGGTAGCAGAACGACGAACATTACCAGAAACAACGCAGGTACCAATAAGGTTTACAATATCCACTATTGCACGAGAATCAAACTTATCTCCTGCTCTAGATCCTACGACCTTTGTAATACGGTTATGTAAATCTATTAATGGTGCTGGACCACTGGCTACCCCGCCAAAACCCTTGATAGGTGCTCCTAACGGTCTAATAAGGTCATAGGTAAACTGTTGTATAGGTTGGTTTGGGCGAAGGTATGAATTTATTAATAGTCTTACAGATTCAACCCAACCTTCTCTAGTATCAGGAATTTCATATATTGCTGGTGGCTCAGTTGGAGCGTAGATTATCATTTCTTTTTCTTGTCCAAGAGTGTCAAAACCTACGCCTATACCTAGCATTAATGCGTCCATTACCCAACAAAATAAGGCTCCTGGATCATTGCGATCAAGATCACGAGTAGAGACCATCGCACAGTTTTGCAGGGAAGCAGAGTTACGCTTATCCATAGTCATGGGAGTTCCGAATGCCCATAAACCACGTCCTGGTGGTGTCCACTTTAATTCAAACATTCTTTGGAACGCTTCTTGGGCAGACTTTTGAGCCTTATTATCATTCCAAGGTAAACGATTTTCTTTAGCATGGTTTTTTTGAACTGAGTACATACCCTCAATTACACGTTTACAAACCTCATACCATCTTTCTTTTGTACCGTCTTCTTTCATACGTGAATAGGTACGTATAAAAGTTACCTCGCCAAGAGAGTTTGATCCAGCATCTGAGAATCCAAATGGTGCTGGTGTGTCTTTGTATTTTGCTACGAAGTCTTCTAGTAAACGAAAAGAAAAGGTATCTGACATAAAATTTCCAACTTTCTAATAAAAATATGATAAGTACTTTAAGAATGATAAAGTAGTGTTAAGTATATCATAAGTTTAAAAAGAAAAACACGCCTGGTTAAGGCGTGTAAATCTTTACTTTAGAGTTAGTGCTTTGTTTTTTATTAAGTGCTATGCACCAATTAGCATAAGTTCGCTAAATGCTGCTCCGCCACCACCTGCAGTTGCCCAAGATAGTGTTCCAGATCCGTTTGTTGATAATGTTTGTCCTGCTGTTCCATCTGTTGCTGGAAGTGTCCAAATTCTGTTTGTAGAAACAGTTGCTGGAGATTTAAAACCAACATAATGGCTTGAGTCTGTATCTGCTAATCTAAGTTCTGCTGTAGCATTAAGAGTAAGTGCTGTTGTTGCTACTGCGCTAGAAAGTGTTTTGTTTGTAAGTGTTTCACTACCCGCTAAAGATGCAAGGTCAGCATCACTAACTGCAGTATTTAATTGAGCCAGAGTTGAAGTAATTGTATTTGAGCCAAGAGATATTGACTTATTTGTAAGCGTATCTGTGGTCGCACGTCCTACTAATGTATCTGTGCTGGTTGGTAAAGTTAGAGTTCCAGTATTAGAAATACTAGAAATAATTGGAGTTGTTAAAGTTTTATTGGTAAGGGTTTCAGATACATCTTTAAGAGCAGTTCCATTCATATAATATGACTTGCCTGAAGCAAGATTGATATGTTCTGAAGATGTCCAAGCGTCTGTTGAGTCTACCCAGTTAAATGTTTTATCTGTTGCACCTTTTAATGTTATACCGCCACCATCTGCTGTTGTGTCAGAAGGTGTGGCAACATCTCCAAGAGTAATGTTCTTATCATCTACTGCAAGAGTAGTTGAGTTAATTGTTGTGGTTGTTCCGTTTACCGTTAAATCTCCAGTAACTACAAGATTATTTGCTGCTGTTACTGTACCATTTAAAGTAATATTAGATGTTGCTCCAGAAGAAGAACCAATAGTAATTGCTGTGGTTCCACCAGTTGAGGCAGTTCCAATATCAATTGTTTTGGTTCCAGTTGTTGTTGCACCAGTTCCAATTCCAACTATACCAGTTGTTCTTGCTGATCCTCCGCCAATCGTAACATTTCCTGATGTTTGTGATCCACCAAGTGTAATATGTCCGCTAGTTGTTGGGAATAACAAGTTAACTGATGTAGTAGCAGTTGGTCCATTTACTGTTGAAGGTAATACTAGTGTTCCTGTAAATGTTGGTGAAGCAAGAGGAGCCTTAAGATCAAGTGCTGTTTGAGTAGCAGTTGATACTGGCTTATTTGCATCTGTTGTATTGTCTACATTTGCAAGACCGACATCAGTCTTTGTAATTCCAGTTGGTGTATTAATTACTGGAGAAGTTAAAGTTTTATTTGTAAGAGTTTCTGCTCCTGCAAGTGAGGCTACATCTGCATCACTAACTGCACTATTTAATTGAGCCAAAGTTGAGGTAACTGTGTTTGAACCAAGTGAAATTGACTTGTTAGTTAAAGTATCTGTTGTTGCCTTGCCAACTAATGTATCTGTTGCATCTGGCAGAGTTAGTGTACGATCTGCAGTAGGATCAGTTACTGTAAGAGTTGTCTCAAAAGCATCTGCTGTAGCACCCTCAAAAACAAAAGCATTCTTAACAGCAATTGTAGTTGAATCAATAGTTGTAGTAGTTCCTTGAACTGTTAAGTCACCAGTAAGTGTTAGTGATGTACCAGATGCTACTCCAATGTTTGGTGTAGTTAGGATTGGGCT